ATTGTGTTCCGTCTGGTCTTTGTACTTCTATTATTTTCATTTCTTTACCAAGTATTTAAACGCACTATCATAGAACGAACCTCTCACCTCATTGCCATTCATAAACCTGTACAGTGTAGCGGCATTAACGTTCATATCCTCTGCCATGTGAATGATTTTGTATCTGTATGACAGTTGTTCATTGAGCTCTCTTCTTAGCCACTCAGAGAATGACTCATCGAGATTAAGATATACTGTCTTAGAACGGTAAGTCATCCTGCTCAGCTTGTGGTTGAACACTTGAAGCTGCCTCACCTGTTACTCTCCATGCATCAAGAGTGTTATAGTATCGACCATTGAACTCCCTGCCTCTTAGGTTGTATGATACCTCCACATTTTGACCTGGCTTGATAGAGTCTAAGATAGACATCTTATCATTGGTTGTTTGAAAGATAATATCCTGTGGATACTTTGGATCAAATGTTGTGATTACAAACTCTCTCACTGAGAAACGGTCTGAGATTACATTAACCTCATTGATGAGCTTAACAGCTCCTTTGATTGTTGATTCTGACATTATTTAAAATTTTATTGTTAATAAACCCCATGCTAATTTTAGCTCTCTACGTTGCTGGGGTTGTGCAACCTTAGTGCTTTCAATAAACTCCTTTTCTTTGCCTTGAGGAACAACAGTAACTGTTCCCTCTTTAGCATCCTTAATAATGTGTGGTGAACGTTTTGTAAGCTCACAAGCCCTACTTTCAAATGGAAGTGTTATTTGTTTAATATCCTTATATGCTTTATGAGATGGATATTCAAAATTTATGTATTTGTCAAAGTAATTTTTAGATACTATGTTTATATGAACATTTGATTGACCATTGAATATCTTATCTCCTTTTTTTATAATAAGACTAACATTTGCCCATCTATATAATTTATGTTTTTTAGCTGTTATTGAAATTGGATTATCTACAACACCATTACTATCTGTAACATCAAGCAAAAAATCTCTAAATATTTGCCAAGTCATCTCATCTTTTTTATAGATATCTTTAGATACTTTCATTATTTATTATTTAATTCATTTACATATTTAGCATAATATTCAGAGCATGCTATTAATCTCTCTTTTATTTGTTCTTCAATGGCTGTATCTCTCTCATAGCTAAGCACAGTCACTCTGTGGTGCATAGGTATGTGGTCAACTCTGTGAATGGATAGGTTATCCCACTCAGTGAGTAGCTCATCGGGTGTAGTGTACATGGTGTAGACTAACTCAAAAGCTGGCCTATCGTATAGCCACATGTATGCTCTACCTTGCCACTCATAATCAGATGACTCACCCTCTGATGGTGTTGCAGGGAAGGTATCTAATGACCATGAGCTCTTGATGTCAATGATGAGGTCATCTGTTATGATGTCACAGCATCCACTCATGTAGTCATTAGTTACTCTGAGCTCGTTCTTAGTGTAGTTAGTGAACCTCACGTTGTTGAGCAGGTTGATACCCTCATGCTCCCACTCAGTTCCTTTAATCATTGGCTTAGTTTTGATTTCTAAGTTGTATCCATAGAAATCCTGCTTGGCAATCTTGCGTATCTCAGACTTAGCAGTCTCTGATAGCATCTCTGACTTACTCCTTGAGTTGGTCATTAGCTTACCTAATTGTGATGGTCTCCATTTCATACTACCAATATTTAATTATAAAATGAGCTACTACATATATTATAGCTATGTTAATTGCTAAGCCTATTAATGCAGGAACTAAGCAGCCTATCCATTCTCTTAAATTCATAGCTGTGCCTCCTGTTCTTTAGTTAGGTTAAACTTTGCTTTGAGCTGCTCAACAGTGTACTCACCTGCTGCAATCTTATCAAGAGCACCTTTGAAGCGTTCTGCAGATAATGTTTCTTTAACAGGCTGCTTAACTGCTTGCTCTGCTGTGTTAGCATCATCATCTATAGCTTGAAGGGATAGACTTGATTGCAGGGTATACCTCCTGTAGTAGGTCACAGCAGAACCTAACTGCTGGGGTGTCAAGTTTGTTGGTAACTCCATGCATGACTCTATCATTGCACCTGAGTCGATGTCAATAATCTGAGTGCATACGTTGTTGCCTTGGATAGGTTGTAATAATAGCAGGCCATTCTCAAGTAAGATTGGCTCAACAGCATCAAGCAAAGCATTGATGTCAGCATAGGCCTTCTTGAAGTGTGGATTGGTTGCGTTCTTAGTTACCTTACCAATGGCTAACTTTGCCCTGTGTAACTTCTGGTGTAGAGTAAGCGTGTTGCCTAACTCATTGAGCTCCTTAATTTTTTCGGTAGCTGTTTTGATTTCTTTTTGCATAACTGATTTTTTAATTTCGTCAAAGATAAGAAAACTTTGCATATTTACAAATTAAAGTTATTAACATTTGTATGTTAACTCCTGCCCTGTGAGTGCAAAGTAAAGATTCTCAAGTTGGTGAACGTATTGATTATTACCTATTCTTAATACATGACCATCAACTTTAATTAGAAAATAATTAAAAAATCCTAACTCAACACCAAAATCACCTTTCATAAATACTCTATCAGTAACTTGTTTGAAACCTAATTTTAATAATACATTCTCATCAAGCTCAAGAGCCTGATAAAAATCATCAATCTCATCATCTAATAAGTTCTCAATATCCTCTAAGTTTATAAGTCCAATCTTATAAGTTCCATCACCTAACTCAATTTTATATGAGTTACCTAATCTAATTTCGTGTGAGTCTAATGTCATAATTTAATCTATTTCGTTATTAATCCCCTTAACAGGGTGTTTATATTTCTTCCTAAGATGTTTCAACTTTACTTTGAACTTTGGCATTTTTAGTTTGATTCTCATAAACTCAAGTTTTTAATTATCTTATAAAGTACATTTACCACTATTGAATTGCCAGCTTGCTTATATGCTTGTGAATCACTGACTGGCCAAGTGAACGTATCTGGAAAGTCCATAAGCCTAAAACATTCACGTGGTGTTAATCTGCGTATTTTGTAATCCTTATTTATTATAGGTGGATTTTGACCTGTGAAATTTTCCTTCCAAGTATCTCGCATCATTACCATAATTGCAGGTGAGTTACCATCTTGCCTCCAACGAAAACCCTCATCAGATCTGTAATCACCAATCATTACACCTTGATTACATCCAGTATCTAATGTTTGAACTACACCTTTTCCAACTCTTCCTCTTCGTGTTTCTGAATTAGGTACTGAAAAATTTATACTATCTCCTTCCTTTGCTTGTTCATATCCTTTTGCTGTGCCTGATTTTATTTTAATTAAATCATCACACCCTCCTCCTCCAACTTTTAATGCTGACATATTGCCATTAATATCATGAAACTTTGCACCAAAACCGTTACCATTTTCTTTTTGTTTTATATCATAATCAATAAGTTTTTCTATTGTATTTTCACTCAAAAAATACTTATCATCTACACTATTCTCAAGTACATCCTTTAATTTTTTACTCAAATGCTCTTCCTTTGGGAACTGAAAATCATTATCAACATCATCTCTAATACCAATCAAAAACACTCTCTCTCTATTTTGTGGCACTCCATGATGTTTTGCGTTTAATAATTTCCAATACAAATGATAAGGTACTGAATCATCATAAGGAAATAAAACAGGCACTCCATTAACAGATTTTCCACCTAACATATTAACCCACTCTTGAAATGTTTTGCCGCCATCATCTGAAAGCAATCCTTTTACATTTTCAAATATAAAATAACGTGGTTTGTTTACTTGTATAAATTCATGTGAATTAAAAAATAATATACCTCTTTTATCATCCTTACCTAATCTCTTCCCTGCTAATGAGAAGGCTTGACATGGGGGAGATGTCATGTAAATATCCAATGATTCAGATGGAATCTGTCTATCATATACATTTGTTGGATAATATTCTGGCTCACCATAATTATGTATAAAAGTTTGCCTTGCATACTTATCCATATCGCAGGCAAATAATTCTTTATATTCTATTCCTAATCTTATCAAAACTTGATTGAATGCACCCACTCCTGAGAAGTCACTACCTACTTTTATCATAATCCTAATGTAAACTGTTCATACCACACCACAAACTCATCAAACGTTCTCACAATGATATACACACCGCCTGCCCTCTCAATGGAGGCTTGATATTCCTTTTGAACATCTGACTGTCTGTCTTTTCCATATTTTATCTCAATCTTAACTGACCTTCCTCTGATCGTG